TAGTAGAAAAATGGCTAGACAAGATGGCCCTTTTGATTGGGATAATATATTTAAAATTATTACCGAAATCAAAGAAGAAATTAAAGATAACTTTCCTTACATTATGATGTATGTAGAGAACTCTGAAGCAGATGATATTATAGCAACACTAATTAAATTACAAGAAGAAGATATTTACCTTGTTGTATCAGGCGATAAAGATTTCATACAATTACATAGTTATGGTAATGTATATCAATGGTCGCCATTTTTAAAATCATTTATTGGTGAACAAGAAGACCCTATAAAATTTTTAAGAGAACAGATAATAAAAGGTGACCGATCAGATGGTGTACCAAACATATTATCAGATGACGAAATTTTTGTTAGAGGTGATAGGCAGAAACCTATTACTAAACAAAAGTTGGCTGAATGGTCTAATTTAGACAACATACCACTAGGTTCGGAAACAAAGAAGAACTATAACAGAAATAAGAAGCTAATAGACCTATCTCAAATACCATTGACGATAGAAAATAACATTATAAATAGCTTTAGAAATTATAAAGTGCCTGACAGGTCGCTCCTGTTGCCTTACTTTATGAAAAACAAACTGAAATCATTGATTGAAAACATTAACGATTTTTGACAATATATATTGGAGATAATTATGGCAGAACAACAACCAAGAAACTCACAACTAATGAGTAAAGAGGCTATGACGGCTATGGCAAACACATCTGGTGTTTCCGGTAAAACCGTACACGAAATCTTTACTTTAATAAACAACGCTAAAGATAAACCTAAAAAAATAGAAGTTTTAAAACAGTACGATAAACCGTATTTAAGACAACTATTAAAGGCCGCTTTCTATTCTAAAATAGAATGGGACTTACCAGACGGAACGCCGCCATTTATGGCAAACGAGGCACCAGTTGGTACACAGCATACACTTTTAAAAAACGAGACAAGAAGATTGTTTAATTTCTTAAAAGGTGGTAACAATACTTTATCTAAAACAAGAAAAGAAACCTTGTTTATTCAGATGTTAGAGGGTTTACACACGACAGAAGCTGATTTATTAATCAACATTAAAGACAAAAGATTAAACCAAGTTTACAAAGGCCTTACAGAGGCTGTAGTAAAAGAGGCTTTTGGCTGGAATGATGATTTTATGAAAAAAGCTTAAGAATCAACGAATTTTGAGGGCGTCCATTGTGTCGCCCTTAAAAAAACTCAATAAAATCAACACTTTTAATCGCTTGACAAAACACATTTTTTACTGTATATTATAAATATAAACAGAGAGGATATTATGAAAAAGTTTGTTATGACAATATTGATAGTAAATGGCCTGATATGGGGTTTACTTTCAAATATAGCGAAAGCAGATGACTATAATACGGCGGTAATTGGCCACGTTATACAATCTAAAGTGAATGGCGAGAATGTTGATGTTAACGCTTTGATGAGTTATGAGTTAGAAAAACTAGCTCACAAATACTCTATTGAAATGGTATCAATACTTCAAGCTTACTTACCTGCTATTTTAGATGGTGTGATGACCGATTTAAGATTACAGGCAGATGAAAAATATAAATGTGCTTTATTAAAAGATTCTAAAATTAAGGACGATTGTAAATGATTGAAATATTTTTAGAAACTCCACTTGAATTGAAAATTATTATATTGGCAGGACTATCACTAGTCATATACGAATTTTTAAGAAAAGAGGTTTCAAGTTGGAAAAAGCAAAAGTCAAAAAAATACTGAAAAAAGAATTATCATCCAGACGTAAGTATAAAACAACTTACAAGGATATAAAATATTACTTTGAAATGATTAATAAAATTGTATTTAAAAACAAATTAGCACCTTTCAACGAGATTAAAATTAAAAAGATTTACAAAGATAAATCTAAAAAGTTTTGTTATGGACAAGTAACAACTTGGGTATGGAAAAGAAAAGGCACACAACAATTTTGGTTAGAAATGTTGCCTGAATACCGAAACAAAAAAGATTTTGTGGACACTTTAGGACACGAAATGGTACATCTATATCAAATGGCCAATTTAGGTGATACTGGCAATCATAATAAACTGTTTTATAGTTTTAGGCCGAAATTAAATGCTATAGGGATTGACCTATAATGAAAGTGAGAGAGATATATAATGAGAAAAGTAAAAGAGTTAGACCCTTATATTAAGTCACGTGTTGGTGAGGCACTATTACAATTAGATGGCCTTACAAAACCATCAAACAGACCAGGCACTAGTAAATTATATTATACTGGTAATTGGGCAAAAGACATTTACGACAACTATACAGAAAAACAAGCAGAGACAATCTTCGGTAAGGTTGAGAAGTTAAAACCACATTTAACTTTCTTTCAATCAAAATTAGATACATTTAAAGATGAAGATGGTAGAGAATGGGGAGGATATGATTATTATGCCAAAAAACTTTGATTGGGAAAAAACATTAAACAAAACTTGGTACTGGTCTAAAATTATTTTAGCTCTTATCATATTAACTTTATTAAGTTATGGTTATGGTACTTTTCACCCTAACAAACACGCTAAATCTAAAGTAAATCTACAACTTGATTTATTCTATATGTCACAAATCAAAGAAATGGATTTAAGAGAACCAGAATTTACATATAATAATGATGTACAATTTGTTAGAGCTTTACATAAATGTATCAACTATGTAAACTTCTCAACACCAAAAAATAAAAGAGTACCTTATGAAATGATTATAGGCCAAGCTGCTTTAGAAAGTGGTTGGGGCACAAGTAGATTTGCTATGAAAGCAAATAACTTATTTGGTATTAGAACCTTTAGCCAAAAAGTACCACACTTATTACCAATGGGTGTAGAAAAATGGCCAGGTTGGGGTGTTAGATCATTTGCTAGTAAATGTGATAGTGTAAAAGAATATGTTAGATTGTTAAATGAACACCCAGCATATAAAGAGTTTAGGGAAAAAAGAAAACAAACTAATGATTCTTTACTATTAATTAAAACTTTAGATAAGTTTTCTACTACAGCTGACTATGACCAAAGAGTTATTAGAATAATTAACAAAGTCAGAAAGTTGGAAAATACTTTTGCTACAGACAAAACAATCAAATAAATATAACTATGTTTTTAACATTACTAACTTTTTTATCAGCTATTAGTATTTCTGTTATAGCAGCTGGTTATTCAATCATAGGTCTAGCAACACTTTTTGCTGGTGCTTTTGTTCCTATCATTGCTATGGGTTCTGCTTTAGAAGTAGGTAAATTAGTGGCTGCCAGTTGGCTATATCAAAACTGGCGCTCAGATGTTCCAAGATTATTAAAGGCGTACTTATTTGGTGCCATTGTAGTTTTAATATTCATCACATCAATGGGTATTTTTGGTTTCTTATCAAAAGCTCACCTTGACCAAGTAAAACCTACATCTGGTAATAATATAAAAATAGAATTATTAGACAATCAAATTAGTCAACAAGAGTTAATTATTACTAGATCACAAAATACACTTGATAGATTAGATAAAGCTTTAGATGTTTACATAGACAAAGAATATGTAAGTAGAGGTTTAAAAGAACGTAAGAAACAAAAAGAAGAACGAGACGAATTAAATACAGCAATCAACAATGCTAGTGATAAAATTGCTGAACTTACAAATAAAAAGTCATCTTTAAAATTAGAACAAGATAAGATAGAGGCCGAAGTAGGTCCAATCAAATATATCGCTGAAATGATATATGGCGAACAAGCAGAGAATTATTTTGACCACTCTGTTAGAATAGTTATATTGATATTGATATTTGTATTTGATCCTTTGGCAGTATTACTATTGATAGCTGCTAATATTTCATTAAGACAATGGAATATGAAAAGAAAATTAAGTAAAGTAAATGATGAAGAATATCTACAACACAAGATAGAAAAGTTAGAAAAAAGAAATAAAAAACTAAAAGGTTACCAAGGTTTTGTAAATAAGCTAGGTTATAAAGAGTTAGATGGTCTTAATCCAGATGAGATTAAACTGAAATTAGATCAAATTATGGACTGGAACGATAATGACAAAAATAATACTAATAATTAGCATAATAGTTTTGACAGGTTGTATGAAAACGACCTGTGTATCTCATAGTGTACGGACAACAAAATGTGAGAAAAAAGTAGATTGGAAAGACCCTAAATTTTCTTTGATGAGAACCATTATCACTAATGGTGCTAATATGGGAAACTAAGCTTGACAACCTTGGTGGATATGATATATTATAGATATGATTACTAATGAAGATATAAAAAGACTAAATTTACCTAAACTGACACCTGTACAGATTAGAAGAATATCAAACGCTGAAAACAGATGTAAAAACGCAATGACCGATTGGAGTAAAAACTATTGGTATAATGTTTTCAAAAAACTATGTGAGAAATATGACGCTATGGATTATTTCAGAAAGGTTATACATTAATGAATGTTTTTTATTTAGATAAAGACCCCGTAAAAGCAGCTCAAATGAGTTGTGATAAACACGTGGTAAAAATGATTTTAGAATCAGCACAATTACTTTCTACTTGTCATAGAGTATTAGACGGTGTAGAATATTATGGCAAAACTGCCAACGGTAGAAAAATCAAAAGGTGGAAACACCCTAATTCAAACTACGAACAAATACTATACAAAGCAGGCTGGGTAAAACACCCTAGCACAATATGGTTATTTGAATCTGCTTATAACTATATGTGGTTATATAAACATATGATGGCTCTTAATGATCAGTATAAGAAAAGATATAATCATACAAAAGACCACGTTGCTATACAAAAACTTGGTCAAATATTATCATCACCACCTAAAAATTCTAAAATTAATCAGATAGCAACTGATCCAAAACCAGCAATGCCAGATGAATGTAAAGTACCAGGTGACGCTGTTCAAAGTTATCGTAATTATTATGTGATGAAGAAAAGAAGATTTGCTACTTGGAAAGCACCGTCTGTTGTACCACAATGGTATACAGATATGATTGAAGCTGACAATAAAAATGTACAGTATAATCAATATGATAGTTTTGACGCCAAATGGTCAGAGACATTTAAAGGATAGTATGAACTATGAAGAACAAGAAAAATTGTCATTAGTTGAATCTAAAAGACAAACTAAAGAAAGAAAAAACAAAGGTAAAAATATGATTAGACCATTTACGTTTGACGAAGAAAAAATATTATGGGATGGTTTAAGAGAGGATAAAAAAAATGAGAACACAACTAATTGAAGCATTACAAGAACACGCTAAAGGTCATATAGCAAAACATAAAGCAAATGTAGAAGTATTACTAGAAAAAATAAATGGTATTGCTGAACATCCAGATGTTATAGAAACAATTGAAAAAGAATTGTTGATAATTGCTGAGTATGATGACCAGTTAGAAATACTTAATAAGTATTTTATAACTAAAGACCCATTTAAAAGTTAATGCCTTTATATACGTTTTATAACAAAAAAACTAAAAAAGAACATACTGATATGATGACCATATCAGAAATGGAGACATATTTAGAACAAAATTCACACATCAACCAGGTCTTAAAGAGTCTAAATATTGTAGCAGGGGTTTCAGGCCTCTCATATAGGCAAGATGGCGGATGGAAAGACAATTTAAGTAGAATAGCAGAAGCTCACCCTAAAAGTGAACTTGCCAACAGATATGGTAAAAAAACAATCAAACAATCTAAAACAGAACAAGTATTAGCAAAACACAGGAAAAGAAGAGGTAAATAAGATGGCAGATATACCAGATTATATGCGAGATTTTGATATGGACCAAGACTATGGTTTTACACCGGTGTCTTCAAAGCCAAAAACTGATAGTACAC